GGCTATGGCCTCATCCACCTCATCGGGGGTTATGCCAAGAGCGCGACGATGCTTATCCGGCAGCTTGTTGACGCTGGTACTTTGTCTAACCTCCCCGGCGGTCTCAAATCGCGGGGTCTACGCATTAAGGGAGATGACACCCCCATCGCACCGGGAGAGTTCCGAGACGTAGATGTCCCGTCCGGTTCGATCCGCGACAACATCCTGCCGCTGCCCTACAAGGAACCGAGCCAAGTTCTGATGGGGTTGTTCAACCAGATCGTGCAGGAGGGCCGCTCGTTTGCTTCGGCGGGTGACATGAACGTCAGTGACATGTCCGCGCAGGCACCGGTGGGTACCACTCTGGCGATTCTTGAGCGCACCCTGAAGGTGATGGGCGCAGTTCAAGCCCGGATGCACTTCACGATGAAACAGGAGTTCAAGCTCCTGAAGGTCATCATCGCTGACTACACCTCCGAAGACTACACGTACGAGCCGGAGGAAGGTGACGCCCGGGCCAAGCGTTCGGACTACGACACGGTGGACGTGATCCCGGTGAGTGACCCCAACGCCGCAACCATGGCGCAGAAGATCGTGCAGTACCAAGCGGTCTTTCAACTGGCCCAATCTGCCCCCCAGTACTACGACATGCCCCTGCTGCACCGCCAGATGATCGAGGTGTTGGGCGTGAAGAACGCTGCCAAGCTCGTGCCGATTGAGGACGACATGGTGCCGACGGACCCGGTGCAGGAGAACCAGAACCTGCTGACTATGAAGCCGGTCAAGGCGTTCATTGAGCAGAACCATCAGGCGCACATCCAGACGCACATGGCTGCCATCCAGAACCCGAAGATTCAACAGCTCATGCAGATGAACCCGCAGGCTCAGGCCATCATGGCCACAGCCATGGCGCACATCAACGAGCACATTGCGCTGGAGTACCGTCGTCAGGTGGAAGAGCAGATTGGCCTGCTGCCTAGCGAAGAGCAGAACAAGAAGGTTCCGCCCGAGATGGCCGACCAGATTGCCATCGCAGCAGCGCAGGCCACGGCTCAGATCACTCAGCGCGATACGCAGCAGGCTCAGCAGGCAGCGGCTCAGCAGCAGATGCAGGACCCCGTCGTCCAGATGCAGATGCAGGAGTTGCAGCTCAAGCAGCAGGACCTCCAACTGAAGGCCCAGAAGCAGCAGATCGAGGCTGCAGCCAAGGCCGATCAGATTCGCGTGGAGGAAGCGCGGATCGCGGCTCAAAAAGAGATCGCTGCCATGCAGGTCGCGGCTACCGCCGCTGCACAGAAAGACAAAGCGAATCGTCAACAAGAGACGGAAGGAGTTCGCATGGGCTTGGACGCTGCCAAACACCGCGCCCAGATGGTCATGCAGCAAGCGCAACGGGCCGCGCAACAAAGGTCTAGCAACAAACCGAAGAAAGGTAACGATTGAACGAGTATCGAGTTTTAGCTCTCATACAGGCGGAGATTGAAAAACTTCGCCAAGAACAAACCGCGTTCTTGGCTGCTAGTCGCGCCGATACGTATGACGAGTACAAGAAAGTCTGTGGGGTAATCCGGGGTCTAAACCTAGCAGACAACATCATCAACGACCTCGTGCAACGAATGGAGACATCTGATGACTGAGTTTGACGTGCAGGCGATTGATCTGTCGGGTTTGCTCAACAAGCCCGCTGAAGAAAAAGCCAAACAGCTTCCTGACCCCAGGACTTTCCACCTTCTGTGCGTCGTCCCGGAAGCGATGGAAGAGTATTCCGACAGCGAAGTTGGTCTGCTCAAAGACTCCAAAACGATGCACTACGAAGAGGTTCTGACCCCCGTGCTGTTCGTTGTCAAAGTTGGCCCCGACGCTTACAAGGACACTACCCGCTTCCCCAGTGGCCCGTCGTGCAAGCAAGGTGATTTCATCATCGTGCGCCCCAATTCAGGCACCCGCCTGAAGATTCACGGTCGAGAGTTCCGCATCATCAATGATGATTCGGTCGAAGCCGTTGTTGAAGACCCGCGTGGGATTACCCGCGCTGCTTAAGGAGCAACTATGCCGCTACCCAAGTTTGAAGGTGAAGAATTCGAGTTTCCGGACGAGAAAGAAGCCAAAGAGAAAGTGAAAGCCGAAGAATCGGCTGACGAAGATTTCAAAGTTGAGATCGAAGACGATACCCCGCCGGAAGACCGTGGGCGTAAAGTCGCTCCACCGCCCGAAGACCCCTCTGATGAGGAACTCGCTTCCTACGACGAAAAAGTCCAAGCTCGGATTAAGAAGTTCACTCGTGGCTACCACGATGAGCGTCGCGCCAAAGAAGCAGCCTTGCGTGAGCGGGAAGCGGCAGAACAATTTGCCAAGCAGGTGTATGAAGAGAACAAACGCCTGCAAAAACAGCTTGCCGAAGGCAGTCAAGTCTTCATTGAGCAGTCCAAAACTGCGGCAGCCACTGAGCTACAAGTAGCTAAAAAGAAGTATAAAGAAGCCTACGAGGCGGCTGATACTGACGCTATTGTTGAAGCGCAGGAAGAAATCGCCAAGGCTGCTCTGAGGCTCCAGCAGACCGAGCAGATGAAGCCCGTCGAAGAGCGCGAGATGGAGTTCAAACCCGCCGCTGCTCCCGCTGCCGACGACAACATGACCCCGCGTACCAAGCAGTGGGTCAGCGCAAACAAGAGCTGGTTTGGGCAGTCTGGCTACGAAGATATGACTATGATGGCCATGGGGCTTGACAAAAAGCTCCAGCAGAAATATGGTCCTGACTACGTCGGTAGTGAGGAATATTTCCGCACCATCGACAAAACGATGCGCAAACGATTCCCCGAACACTTCGACGACGAAGACGGGAGCTATGAGGAAGAGACGCCGCCTCAAAATAAAAAGGCAGAACCGGCTGACGAGGATGACATCCCGCGCCGTGCAACAAAACCCGCTGCGGTCGTAGCTCCGGCTACTCGTAGCACCCCGCCTAACCGCGTAAAGCTCAAGGCGTCTCAAGTTTCGCTGGCGCGCAAACTTGGGATTACTCCGGAAGCGTATGCTAAACAGGTTGCTTTACTTAATCGAGGTGAATAATGGAACAGCAGGCTCAACCCCAAAATCGGCTTAAGCGTGAACTGGAAGCCCGCGAGAAGACGCAGATGCGTCCTCAAGCATGGCGTCCGCCCGAGACGCTCCCCATGCCGGATGAACGTCCGGGTTGGAGACATCGGTACATCCGCATCAGTACGATGGGCACCGCTGACCCCAGCAACATCTCCTCTAAGTTGCGCGAAGGATATGAACCCGTGAAAGCGGAAGACTATCCCGAGCTAATGATGCACGCAACCACGGAAGGTCGCTTTAAGGGCGGCATTGAAGTGGGTGGACTGTTGCTCTGCCGTATTCCGACTGAGTTTCTGGAACAGCGTATGAAATACTACGACAGCCAGAACCAAGCCCAGATGGAGTCGGTGGACAACAACTTCCTTCGTGAGAGTGATCCTCGGATGCCTCTTTTCTCTGACAAGAAGTCCAAGGTCACTTTCGGGTCTGGTTCTTAAATTTAGGAGTCTTTAATGGCTTATCCCACCATCGACAAGCCGTATGGCTTGAAGCCGATCAATCTGATCGGCGGTCAGGTGTTCGCCGGACAAACTCGCCAATACCAAATTAACCCCGCCGGGTTCGCTGGTAACATCTTTTATGGAGATGTGGTGAAGATTGTTTCGACGGGCTACATTGAAAAAGATACTGGTCAAGCGACCGCCACTCCCGTGGGTATCTTCCAAGGCTGTTCTTACGTTAACGCGCAAGGACAAGTCATCTTCGCGCAGTACTACCCCACCGGGTACGCTGCCCCCACTGGTACCGTTATCACCGCCTACGTGCAAGACGACCCGGACCTGCTGTTCAAAGCGGTTCTGGTTGCTGGTACTACTGAAGATGGCAACGGCCTAACCCCGGCTTATCTGGGCCGCACCATGATTGGCAGCAATGCCGAGTTGGTGCAGAACTCTGGTTTGACCGCGACTGGTGATAGCCGCATCGGTATTTTTACCACTGCTGGCGCAACCACCACCGCGTCTCTCCCGATTCGCATCATTGATGTGGTTCCTGATACCGCTAACTCGTCTGGTAACTTTGTTGAAGTGATCTGCAAGTGGAACGCTCCTTACGTGGTCTCTGCGACTACTGAATCTGGCGGCGTTTACACCACCACTAGCACGGTTACCGGCGGACATCAGTACCTCAACCCCGTTGGCGTCTAAGGAGTAATTCAAAATGGCTATTTCACGCGCACAACTGCTGAAAGAGCTGCTCCCCGGTCTGAACGCCTTGTTCGGCATGGAGTACGCTCGCTACGGCGAAGAACACAAGGAAATCTACGAGACCGAGACTTCCGAGCGTTCCTTCGAAGAAGAAACCAAGCTGTCTGGCTTCTCCGCCGCTCCGGTGAAGAACGAAGGCTCTGCGATTGCCTATGACAACGCGCAGGAAGCTTGGAGCACCCGCTATACGCACGAAACCATCGCTCTGGGTTTCTCGATCACCGAAGAGGCGATCGAAGACAACCTGTATGACAGCCTGTCGGGCCGTTATACCAAGTCGCTGGCTCGTGCCATGGCTTACACCAAGCAGGTGAAAGCCGCTGCGGTGTTGAACAACGGTTTCTCCAGCACCTACCCCGGTGGTGATGGCGTCTCCCTGTTCAACGCTAACCACCCGCTGATCTCCGGCGGCGTGAACAGCAACACCCCGACCACCCAAGTCGACCTGAACGAGACTTCCCTGGAAGCCGCCGTCATTCAGATCGCCGCTTGGACGGACGAGCGTGGTCTGCTGATTGCAGCCAAGCCCAAGAAGATGGTTGTCCCCCCGGCACTGATGTTCACCGCCAAGCGCCTGCTTGACACCGAACTGCGTGTCGCAACTGCTGATAACGATATCAACGCTATCAAGCAGATGGGCGCCATCCCCGAGGGTTACACCGTGAACCACTTCCTGACCGACCCGAACGCATGGTTCCTGACCACTGACGTTCCCAACGGCATGAAGCATTTCGTTCGCACCCCGCTGCAGAACTCTATGGACGGGGACTTCGACACGGGCAACGTCCGCTACAAGGCCCGCGAGCGTTATTCGTTCGGCTGGTCGGACCCACTGGGTATGTGGGGTTCTTCGGGCTCGACCTGATAACTTCGCAAAAAAAAAGGGGGCTTCGGCCCCCTTTTTTTGTCATTTAAACTGTTGCGCGGCATGTTTAAATGGGATATATTGGCGCCATCCCGGGGTTCCCGGCGTTTCTGACAGTCCCGGCTGACGACATGCAGACAGAACGCCCAAACGAATACTCGCATGTGAGGAAATCATGGCACGTACTACGTTCAACGGCCCAGTCGCATCTGACAACGGCTTCGTCTTCCCGACCGCCACCGCCGCCGTTCTTGGCG